TAAACAGCCCGTCGATGACGTTAGATGCGTGGTAGGTAAAATCAACCTCATCCTGCGGCACATCCGCCCGTACGTAAATCTGGTCGTTGCCCCAGAAGGTGATCCCACGGAATATTGCCGCCAGATCGCTGAGAACGGTGTAGGCGTCTTGCTGGCTCTGGATGTAAACGTTGCAGGTAAAACGCGGCTCAGTGCCGCCCGCCCCGTTCGAAACCCGTTGGTCGCAGTACTGTGCAATAGCGTACAGCTCCCACTTATCGATCATGCTTGCATCGATGCGGGTACCCATGCCGTAAATCTCATCCAGCACGAGATCATAAAATATCCAGGCCGGGTTGTTGGTGTAGGCCATCTTAAAGCCACCAGACCATGTGCCATTGTAAGTGCGCGTAACCGGATCGTAAGAGTCCGGCACGCGTACCAGCTTACCTTTGAGCCTGCAGGTCACCTTCGGTGCGCCACTGGTAAACTGGCTGGCATCCACCTCTATATAAAGCAGTGCCGTATTGGGGTAGCGTAACTTGCTGTCGATCACCTCAGCAAACGAGAATACCTTGAAGGCATTTATCAGTTTTGAGTTACCCACAGAATCAGGCGTAATACGACGCACCCGCACCGCCCATCCGGTTGTGGCGGCCGGCAGGTCTATACGGTGATCGCGTTGATATTCACTGGTCGTCTTCCCGTCGAATTTACCGTTAACCACTGTTTGCCAGGCTGCACCATCAGTCGAGAGGTCAACAGCGTACTCCGTTACCGTGCCGACCATATCGCCGTTATCTTTATAGGTGTACTGCACGGGTAGGCTAAGCTTGATGCGTACGGCATCCAGCATCAGGTTAGTGAACTGCCGTGTCCAGGGCGCTGAGGTGGTGACTGTCACGTTTGCTGATAGCTCGTTATTGGTCTCTGGCAATCCCTGAATGTAGGTCTGGTCCTGCGTTCCTGGGCGAAAATCCCACTTCACGCCGGTGAAGTTAAAGCTGCCGTCATCGTTAGCCAGTGGCGTGTCGTTGAGGAAAATCTTTTGCGCGGTCAAATCACCCTGAATTTCACCTTCAGCAACGGCCACCAGCATTTTTAATTTTGCTGTCGACAGCAGGTCGTCCGGATCCTCAACAGGGGTATGCTGTTTGCCGCCACCGCCTTTGCGTCCCTGAATTAGGGCCTCATCTTCAAGATGTCGCATATTTCACCCATAAAAAAGACCACCCGTAGGTGGTCTGGAGTTGGTCAGTTTTTATTGCTGATCGCTGGAGAAAATACCTGCGTTAATTATCGGACCGCCGACCTCACGCTCTCCAAGCAATGGTGGTACCGGATATCCCATCGCCACGGTGTTCACCGGCGCGCCAAAGGCGTAGTTGGGTTTATTGTCCGTACTGGATGAGGCACCGACGTTATATTTCGGCTGGGGTGTCAGCAGCTGAACTGTGCCCCCTAGCATCATCGACAGACCTAGCCCGGTTAATGCCGTCGTGGTCGCGGTTGCGGCAGCCGTACTCAGGCCTATCGCCGTCAGCGAGGCGCCCGCAGTAAAATACGCGGCCACGAGCGCCACCGCCCCGATAACGATCTGCAGCACGCCGCCGCGCTTTGAGCCTTCGGTTATGGCTGAAATCCGGTACACCGCCCCGCCGCGGGTCATGTCGAACTCATCAAGGCCGATGTTGTTTTTGCCATTGAAGAAGGCGAAGCGGATCCCCTTCATATGCCCCTCTGACAGGTAGCGTTTGAAGCCGGGAACCTGGCTGCACATGGCGCGGAGCATCTCGCGCAAATCCTCAACGTGAAATTTGTGCTCGCGCCCGAACTTTTTCGCCATACGACCTTCAAGAATCAGTGACTTGAGCATTCATCAGCTCCTTGTGCCGGACCACACGAACGGTGCGGTCGCGGTAGTACTTGCCGTACGGAACCCGGGCAGACAGGCTGCCGAAATTATGGTGTAACATGATATTGTCCTGGTGCTCGTGGTGACCAAGGTAAACAGCCGCGTGGTTGGTTACCTGTGCCTGTACGCGCATCATGATCATATCTCCGGGCCGTATATCCGCCGGGTCGACCTGAATAAAGCCTTCTGCCTCCCAGTTATCGTCGTAGCGGTTTTCGCCCTGCTCCCACCACTCGTACGGTACCGAGTAATCACCCAGGGCAATGCCGTGCTCGCGCTGGTACCACTCCCGGATCAGTGCCCAGCAGTCGGCAAAGCCCAGCACCCAGCACCGCCCGGCGTAGTCCCGGTCCTCACGTGGCGCCAGGGTGCAGAAATCCCCGTCCGGCCAGCTCATAATGCCCCACTCCACTCCAGACCAGTCGCACTGCACTCTGTCCATTTCGGACGGAACAAGCTGCACCACATCCGGGTGGGAGTGGATAATCATAATGATTTCACCCAACTCCGACGCGGCGAGCTTATCCTTCGGCGAGATAGTGAAAGCCTCTGTGGGTGTTGCCGAAATATTGCGGCACGGGATGTACTGCTGCGTCCGTCCTGCCTGCACCACCACACCACAGGCCTCGTTCGGATATTCCGCTGAGACGTGGGCGCGGATCGCATCCATCAGTTTTTTTCGCATGGTTATTTGCCCTGAAGGTTGGCCGCCGGGAAACCGCCAAACGGCAGCGGGTTACCGGCCCCGAACCGCGCTTCGCAGTCCGGCATCAGACCACCGCACATATCCAGCGCCGGGTTATCCGTGGGGGTGCCGTCCTTAAGAAAATAGCGGTTCCCGTTGTAGTCGCATCCTGTACCGGTGCGGTACCAGCCGCGCGTGCACCAGGTGCAGACCGGAGTGATCTGCCGGGTGGGTAGCTGCAGGTTCTGGATATCGAACGGCGAGCACAGCTCAAAGTCGACCTGCACCCGCGTTTCTGCGGTTTTGGCATTTACGTAAAAAAGCTGTACACGCTCATCTGCCGGGCTGGCATTCGGGTTGCCCGCTGTCCAGTTGGCTGCGTCCAGATATTTCGCCAGCGTGGTGTGGATCTTCACCTTCGCCTTCGCCAGGTCGTCGAACTCAAGGCACAGCGCCGTCACGTAGTTTCCGACATTCGACACGGAAAGCGTGGGAGTGGGCTGGGCCCCGGTGCTGGAGAGTTCCAGGCCTTTCAGCTCGTATGGGTAAGGATCGTACTGCTGACCCTGCCAGACAATCGCAGGCAGGTTATCGGCGGCGAAGGCCGCCCAGCCAGCCGTGGCAATATTGTGCGCATGGAAGCGCAGTATCGTATCCATGCCAAATTCAGTGCCGTCAATTTCAATCAGCTGGACAAGCTGCCCAGGTTCCAGCTGCTGTATATCCTGCGTGAAACTCATATTCACTCCATAAAAAAACCGCCCGGAGGCGGTTGGTTAAACTGGATTTAAAGATATTCAGGGAGCAAAGGCCTGCTCGAAAGTGAACGTCACAGTCGCTATTTTTCCAGAAGGGAATGAAACACTGAATGAATCAGCTTTCATCCGGTAGAGCTTCTTTTCTCCCCATGGGTTCGTCCACCAGAACGATTTGGTGATGTGCGACATAAGGAACGCGCGCAGGGTGGCAGCCTCGCTGCGTGTTCCCGTCCAGTCTAGATCCCAGGATTCGGACCTGTCATTGAGCCCCATCCCGGCGATCTGTTTATACCCGTCTCCAAACTGGGACTGAAGCGTGCGGGCACTTTCACTTCCCCGGGCCGTTTTACGGGTACGCCAGCTGAATGTGTCTGTCACCGCTATCTCCTTGAGTAAAGTACACCACCAGGCCCCATTTCCTTTTTGAGCCGGTCAGTGATGGTCTGCTGGACAATGCCCTGAAGCTGCCGAGCCGTTCCGATGGTGTCCGCCTGGCTGGACTCGCCACCACCCTGCTGACTGACACTGACCGGTGCATAAACACTGATTCCCCCTGTGGCCGCAGCGGGCATACTGCCGCCACCCACCAGTCCGCCGGACGCGTAACCGCGCATCATGCTGTACAGATTCCCCACCCCGATCCGGCTGGTCGCCTCTTTGGTAAAAACGAACTCCCCGCGATGAACCACTCCGGCAGGCTCATATTTACCGCCCGATCCGGTATAGCCTCCCCCGGCAAATCCGATAGCCGAACTGACAGCGCCTACGATCCCTACCCCCGCCTGTTTAAGGGCGATTTGCGCCAGCATCGAAAGCGTTGAGCGGGTGAAGTCACCCCACTTTGCTTTACCGGTGGTAAGCATGTCGGCAAGATTTTGCGTCATTCCGTCAAAGGTGCTGGCCGCGACATTTTTCATCTGGCCGTACGCGTCACCCGCAGAATCGGCGTAATCAGCCCAGGCGGATTTTCCACCAGACAGCCAGTCACCACGGACTTTATCCTGTTTCTGATAATATCCCTGTAGCGCCTGTAGCTCTTTCTGGTAGCCCTGATCTTTTTCAGACCCGCCACCGTTTTTCCACCCCTGTAGTAACTGAGCCTCTTCATTGCGCCGCTGTGCAGCACGACTGCTCATCCCCGCGCTTTCCGCCAGCGCCCGGGTTTTCTCACCCATCTGGGTAACGTATTTTTGCGATGTATCCTGCAAACGGTTGAGGCGTTCCTGCGTGACGATCTGGTCACCCAGTTTTGCATTTATTTCAGCCTGAGCGAGCACCTTATCCTTGCTGGCGAGCAGGGACTTTTCATCTTCGGTGAGCGCCCTGGTTCTGGCAGCCTGCTCCAGGACCGTAAATCTGGCCTGTTCTTTCCACAACTGCTGGCGCTGTTGGCTGATCGTGTCATTGATATCACTGTGCTGACGCAAAACCTCAAGCTGCGTCTGCAACTCCAGTGTCTGCGCACTGGTATTGTCGGTGAGTTTTGCGCCTCCAGGCGTTCTGCCTTTCGTCGGTTTTTTCAGAGAGTCCTCGTACTCCTTTCTGGCCGCCGCCATGTTGATGTTGTAATCCGCCTGCAGGATCCGTCCATCTTTCAGAGCCTTATTCAGCTCATTCTGTCGTGAGGTGTATTTCTCCAGCGCTGACTGCGTTTTAGCGTAATTAGACTGCGCCTGTGCAGCATATTTCTGACGATCAGATTCCGCTACCGCTTCGCGGGAGGCATTCGCCTCATTCGCTTTGGAAATCCCCGCCTGCTGCTGCGCCATGTCCAGCGCCAGCCTAGCCGTTTCGCGGTCATTCCAGAACCGCGCACGTGCTTCATCATTTACATAATGGTCATCCTTTCGCAGGTTCCAGATTTCATTGGCCTTTTTGAAAGCGGCTTCTGCTTTTGCCACCATTTCCTGCGCGGTGTCTGGCCGACCGACATCAAGCGCCGCATCCCACATCGACTTAAATGCGCGTTTCAGCGTATCGGCAGCAGTTTCAATCGCCCCCATATTGTCGCGAATAGATTTGGTCTGATCGTTGAATCCGGCAGTGGCTGCTTCGTTTGCCGCCTTAAGAGCCCCGGCTTCATCACCGGCACGCTGCAACTGGGCAACATGTGCGATTTGCTCGGCGGTGACGTTGTGAAATTGCCGGGCCATGGCAATGAGCCCGGATGTCGGGTCAGTTGTCAGCTTGCCATACGCAGCGGCAACTTTATCGACTGGTACACCCGATGCTTCGGTGAAGCGGGCAACGGCCTGGCTCATGTCGTCAAAATGGGCACCGGCACGCACGCCCGCGTTGACAAGCCCGGTCAGGGCCTCACTGGTCTGGTTGAACGTCAGCCCTGCCGACTGTCCGTTTCTTGCCAGCATCAGCATGCGGTCGGCAGTCAGGCCTGCAGTGTTCCCCGAAAGTACCAGAGTTTTGTTGAAATCAGACAGAGTAGAAGAGCCCTGGTACCAGGCATAAAAAAGCGCGCCCGTTGCGACCGAAAGTGCACCGATGCCGAGCATCAACGGGGAAACCGTACCAGTCAGGGCTCTGAAGGTTGGCATGATCCCGCCAAAGGAATCTTTTACCTGCCCACCCTGCTGGAGCAAAATAAGCCAGGGGTTCTGACCACCCGCCAGCTGCGTTGCCACATCAGTAAACTGCGCCGGGAGCATACGCATTGCTGCGTTATACTGACCAACAGAGATTCCGGCCTTACGCGCGGCATTCTCCTGGCGGCTGAATGACTGCTGGATCCGCAAAGCAGAGTCGTTCGCAGCATTACCCGTTTGCCTGAATTCTTTTTTGACGTAGCTGATCTGCTCGTTAAATTTCGTCGAGTTGACGTCAAGATTAACGACCAGATCACCGACTGCCGTCTGGGCCATAGCGTATACCTCCAGAAATACCTTCCGCCTTCGCCATCAGCGCATCGTCGTCCGGCTCTGCTACATCAACGGGTTCAGATACAGGTGAAAGAATGCTGAAACTGTCCGGGGATAATTCCGGGTCGGCAAAAAACAGGGTTGAAATGGTGTAGAGCAGGCCGGAGAAATGGGCGTCCAGCTGCGCATCATGAAAGAAATTATCCTGGTAGAAGATTTTCCAGTCGCCATACTCCGTAGAGGACATGCCAGCAAGCATGGCGCGCCAGTCAGGGCGACCGAACTCACGCGCCAGTTTCAGGACAAACGTCAGCTCACTGGCGAGAGCTTTTCCGCCGTAACAGGCTCTGCAGGTTCGCTAATCTCTCCCTCCGGGCCCTCTGACTGAGGCTCAATCATGCCGGAGAGGAGTTTCACCTTAAAATCCGCCTCAGCAATAAGTTCCGTCGGCCAGGTCTGCAGGACTTCATCCTGAATTTTCGCCACTTCTGCCGGCGCTCCCTCAGGAAGCGTACCTTTCAGCGCATGACCATGCCAGAGCGACAACGCCACCAGGTAAGCACCATTTTTCACGGTGAGGGTGATAGCAGTTTGGAAATCACCTTCTTCAACCGCTTCCAGCTCTTTCAGGTATTCGAGGTGTTCAATGCGCTGCAGCGCGGACAGCTGGTACAGCGTCACGCTGCTGCCGTTATGCTCGAGCAGTTCAGTTTTAAGAAACATATTTACTCCGGGGAACGGGGCTCGCGCCCCGGTTATCAGGAAACGGTGACCTTGCAGATCGCCACAAAGTTACCGCTACTGGTCATGACAATAATTTCAACAGTGCCCGCCGCCACACCGGTGACGGTCACCGTTGAACCACTGACTGTCACTGTTGCTTTCGACGGATCAGAAGTCGCCACGCGGAAGGAAGCATCTGAAGCGCTGGCTGGCAGGACGGTCACAGCCAGTTGCGTGGTCGCACCGACAGCAACCGCTGCAGTGGATTTATCCAGGCTGATACTCGTAACGCCAATCACCGCGGCGCCGCTGTCTTCTGCCAGAGAGGGTTTGCCGTTATTGGTGATCTTTGCCGTTCGGGTCATCACTTCTTTAGCCGAAACGGTCTTCCCAAGGCTGCTCACCCAGCCTTTAAAGACATCGACGGCGCCATTCGGGTACTTGATTTTGTATCCTTTAACCGTGCCGTCATCGAACCAGTTCACCAGGTCCTGCTGACCGCTTTCACCCGGCAGCCATGCCAGAGTAAAACTCGTGTCGCCTGCTGATTTCTGACCCTGCATGGATGAAGCCCAGTCGGCGTTGTCGTCATCGATATAGGTGTCGTCCTCTGACTCGGCGGTGAGTTCGCCTGGCTGCAGATCCTTGATCTTTGCCAGACGCAGCCAGTTAACATCCGAAAGCGGACTGGCGTAGGGATCGCCGCTTCCGGTGTAAATCCAGAGGGTGGTGCCGGCCCCTTTCGTCGGTGCCAGCGGGTTAGGTGTGGTCATAACGTCCTCACATTTCGTAGGTGATGGAATATTTCAGATCGGCTGAACTCCAGAGTCCGATATCATCATCGCGCTGGTAGTCATAGCCCTGCTGCACCATGTTGGTGATAAGGGATGCGAGCCCCGGGATCTCCGACAGAACCGGGTAAACACGCCCTTCCATCCACTCATCCAGCTCCGAATCAGGCACCTGGGCAGGAAGAAAGACTTCAACATGAAGAGTGGCCTGCCAGACATCGGCATCCAGTTCTTCCCCGGTGTACTCCGCGTCGGTGAGATAAACGGCGACGGCCGGGAAATCTCCCTCTTCGAGCACTGCTGGCCTGCCGTCAAAATAAATGGCGTCAGTACCAATCGCGCCTTCCAGCGCGTCAAGAATCAACTGTCGGATATCACTGTGTTTCATTTTGTCAGAATCAACCTGAGTTGGTTTGTAAGGGATGCCCGGAGCTCTTTGGGCATATCCGAGTCCATGAGCTTCGGCAGCTCAGCTTTAAATGCCGTGGTTAAAGGGGCTGCCAGAGGAATGCTGACCACTTCGATCGGATAACGTGGATTTGTTGTTCGCCTCATGACGTGCCAGCGACCATTTTTAAGCTGCTGAATGAATCCGCCCGGGAAACGGAACGGCCCAATGCGCAGCACGCTGTTGGCCCCTTTCTTGTCCCGTTTTCTGCGGGAAAGGCGCACGCTGGCGGTACCGAGTTTTATGGCCGGTAAATTGCCACGGTTTACACGGATAAGCGCGCGGGGTTTATTAACCGTCGCACGTCTCAGCCTGGCGCGTTGCCTTACCAGTTTTCGCGGTACGCGGGTATCTTTCGACACGACTGCCACGCTGCGGCTGACGGCCCGGTTTGCCACGCGGTTAACGGCCTGTGCCGACGCACGCGGAACGGCCGTTTTGCTGATGCTGTTGAGGTTCTCTATCGCCTGCTCAAGGCCTTTAATGGACATGCAGCCTCCTTAACGGCGGCGGGTGCCAGCGGGCGGGCTCCCGTTACCCAGCCAGATATGGCAGGATCCACAATCGTCAGGACCAATTCGCTCAACCCAGAAAGCCCGCCCGTTAATCATCAGGGTGTCCATGCGTTCCAGCTGCTGAACAGTGGCGGTTTCCACAAACAGGGTCGGACTGGTACCTTCAACCCGAATCCCCACACCGGCATAACCAATATTCTCTGGATCATCGAAAACGCCCATCAGGGTGACACCTGACAAAGCGCCTGACATTACCTTTGCCTCTGCGCCCATCACACTGCGGATAGCGCCATCCGCTCGCGACATGGCCTCGTCAAAGAGAGTATCGAAATCAGCCATGCGGTCCCCTTCAGACTTCTCTGGCCAGCCCCTTTGCGATCAGCTCGTCTGCATCCTGTTCGGATACACGAATGATCACACCGGGCTCAACGATGGAGACCGGTTCGTTACGCGTGGCATGCAGCGCGTCAATATGCAGGGTTGCCAGCGTTTCTACTGTTACCCGGTCATCGGTTGTGGTCGCTGTCGTTTTTTCTTTCGCCGCGTCAGCAATATCACCGTCGGTGCTGCCGGTGCTGCCGGTGCTGCCGGTGCTGCCGGAAGCATTCTCCTCGCCATTTTCACCGTCAACCGAACCGGCATCTCCATCCAGCTCCTCTTCAAGCTCAGCAATACGCATCGACAGCTCCTGGATGGTGCCGCTGGTATTCACGTCACGGCCAAGCATTTTGCCCAGCTCTTTCAGCCGGGCGATGAGTGTCTCTTTTTCAGTCATGGAAGCTACTCCGAAAAATTGGCCCCGAAGGGCCAACGGGTGGAAGTTACGCGAGTTTGACGGACACAAACTCGTCCGCGTCTGCCAGCAGCATCAGCGGCGCGGACTGGATCATGGTGAATTCACGGGCCGGGTCACCGGTCTGCACCCAGTTTTTCGGATAGCGTGCAGAGGCGTTAATGCCCTCGCGCTGCGCGTCCACATCCTGGATACAGCCATAGGTTCGCAGACCGCGCGCCTGTGTGTTGCCCAGTACCATGGTGTTATCCGGCAGGTAATTCTTCTGCACACCCCCTTCAACGTACTGACCGGCATACACGACGATTGCCACATCGCCGTACATACCCTTGTAGGAAACAGCCTGACCGAGATCCTTGAGTGCGGTTTCCAGCTCGGAGTTAGAGCCGCGGCGGGTATCCAGCTTGTCCTTGACGGCCTTAAAGGAGCGGAACAGTGACCAGCCTTTTGGATCGAACACGATGATGTTGACCACGCCACTGGCATTCACCGCATACGTCTCGATGTCATCGGTCGGATCATAGGTTTCTTTGTCCCGGCTGGACCACGCCGCAGCACCCGCCTGAACAATGTTGTTTCTGGCGCTGCGCTGCATATCTACCTCCACCGGCTCGAATGCCTCCCCGGTCATCGTATATTTACCGCTGAGCACGGCGGATACGGCCTGCATTTCTTCTACCTGCGCAATCGCCAGCTCTTCATCTTTCATGTTCTGCAGAATGATGCGGCGGCGGCGATAAGCAGGATCAGCCAGGTTCTGTGGATCTTCATCCGGCAGGCGACGCAGGGTCATCTGCGGGTTTACTTCGTGCTTTGGCTTAACATAACCAGGCGTAAATTCTGAGGTTGTGCCACCGCGGGAGCGGATGACCTTGCCGGAAATAACAGGCGAGACATAGAGCGCCATGTTAACCAGACCCGGGATTTGCGACAGGTACACCTTTTCAGTGCTGAAGGGATAGCTTTCGCGGAAGAAGATGCGAAGGAAAAGCGGATCGAACTTAAATTTCTTCTCATTGACCGCCAGCAACTGGGCAGTGGTATAAATCGACATAGATTTTTCCCGTAAAAAAAGCCGCGCAGGCGGCTTTTATGGATGAAAGTGAGTGATAAGAAAAGGTTCAAATGATGCTGACGGCCGTGCCGGTGAACGCGTTACGTTTGATATGCTCATCGGTCACAGCTGAAGGCCAGAGAACATCTTCAATGCGGAATGAGCCGGATTTATAAAATGCCAGTTCTGCACTGTTCTGGTCTGCAGTAACCGCCAGAATGCCGGTTGCTGCACCTGCATGCTCGCCGTCCCAGACGGTTAGCTTGCCGGATGTAGCATCCAGCATGAGCGGGGTCATTGCCGGGGTGGATGCTGTCAGTTCACCGGGTGCATATGCAGTATGTGCCGGGTCACTGTTGCCGAGCGGCTGTAGATGGGTAAAAACTTCAGTCGTTGCCATAGGAGCCTCTTAAACGGGAGTGTTTAACAAATCGTCACCTGCTTCAGCAGATGCATTACCTGTCGATAACGCACCAGGGGCTGTTTCCATCAGGCGATCCAGTGCCGTATCGGAACGCGCCTGGGCACTTTGCGGTGCAGCGGCCAGAATGCGCTGTGCGCTTTCGACCGTCATACCCGGCGTTTCGGCCAGGGCACGCGCCTGCGACTCACGTCCTTTCGCCTCTTCGCAGTTCAGGATCCCCATAATTCGGCCATTTTCGGCACTCACCGCTGCGGCGACTCGGGCACTGACCTCTGCCGGGGAAGCAACAACTGCAGCAGCGGATTCGACGGTATTTGTCTGTTCTGCTGGTGCGGTGGCCTGAATTGCATCCGCAGCTGATGCGGTGGTTACTGTTTCCATATTTCCTCCAGGGGAGATTGTTTTTCGTTTGTTAAGTGACTCGCGCATTACGTTCAGCGCGTCAGTGTTATTGACCAGCTCTTCAGCCAGGCCGGCATCCACCGATTCCTGACCGGAAAATACAGCCGCTTCGGTATCCAGCACGGCCTGCATGGACATGCCGGTATAAGCAGCAACCTTTTCGGCAAACATCCGGCGCGTGGCGTCGATCCGCGTCTGAAAATCATCGCGAACGTCTTTCGGTAGTTTTTCGTAAGGGTTGCCATCAACCTTGTGATCGCCGCTGTAAATCAGGGTCACCTCGACGCCCTGCGTTTTCAGGGCAGCGCCGTAGTTGCTGTGCGCCATCATCACGCCGATTGAGCCCGTCCGCGCGGTCTGGGTGACCAGACGGCGGGAAGCGGCGCTGGCGATAAGCTGCCCGGCGCTGCAGTTCATATCGTTTGCCAGCGCCCAGATGGGCTTGATATCGCGCATCCGTGCAATAATGTCGGCGCAGTCGAATGCCCCGGACACCATCCCTCCAGGCGTATCCATATCGAGGAGAATGCCGTCGACGCCGGGATCGCTCATGGCCTGCTGCAGGCGGGCAATGATCCCGTTATATCCCGTCATGCCGGAATAAGGCTGCAGCGAACGGGTTTTACTGACCAGCGTGCCGGAAACAGGCAGCACCGCGATGCCGTTCGTTATCTGGTAACTACGCGACGGCCGGGGTCCCATCTCCTCATCATCACCAAAGAGCGCCAGCGGTTCGGCAATCTGCTCGGCACCGAGCGTTGCGCCCGACACCGTATCCGTCAGTCGGGTGATCCCCAGCTGACCTGCCAGTGCGCAAAAGAAAACCCGCGCATAGGCGGGTTCAAGCATCAGCGGCTCATTAAAGGCCATGCTGGCAATATGCGGGAGATTACGCAGCTCTGGCGTCATCTTTATCCTCCTCGTTTGATTTTTTCAGCCCGGATTCAAAAGCGGCTGCCGCCCAGGCCGGGGGTTTAAGGCCCGCGCTCCGGCGCTCCATAGTTTCACGTACCTGCTGAGAAAATATTTCCTGATAGTCATCTCCCCGCTTGGCGCACTCCTTCTCATAGGTGCTGAGACCGGCCTCGATCAGCATTACAGCCTCCTGCACTTCCTTCAGGCCATCAATAGCCATACGCCCCGAACCGATCCAGTTTGCGTTGCCCCATGAAGTTCTCGCTTCATGGAAGCTGAACCTGGCTTTGGATGGGAGCGTGATAACCCGGCGCGCAATCGCCTCTTCAAGCCAGCAGACAAACATCTGACAGGCCTGCCGGGCTGCGACGAACTTGCGTCGACCCATAAAGAACGCCCAGGATTCATTGGCGCTGGCGCGTGCGGTGGAGTAACTCATCTGCGAATAGTTACGCGAGAGCTGCTCGTATGAGACCCCCAGCCCGGCGGCGATATAGCGCAGCAGTGACTGCTCAAAGGTTGAAAAACCGTTATCCGTATCCTGCGCTGACTGCAGATTCAGTGAATCACCAGGCATCAGGTGCGGAACTTTGGCACCACCGAGCCGAACCGGCGCCGCGGTGTAATACGATGCCATCTCACCGAGCCAGCCTGTCATTTTGCTTTGCTGGTCTTTACTGTCAGAGCCGAGAATAAAGTCCATCGCCGTCTGCGTATCCAGTTCGCTTTCGATGGTGGCTGCATACATCGCTTTCACGATCGCACTCTGCAGCTGCGTGTTTTGCAGGGTGTCGAGCATCTTCATCTGCTCCATCACGCTGTAAAACACGTTAGCACCGCGGGTTTGCCCGTCTTCGAGCGGCTCGAACACATGGATAAACGATGGTCTGCCCCCGGGCAGTTCGCGGGGAATATACGTCCATTTCTGCGCCATCCAGCCCGGGTAACCGTCCTCGCTTACGTAGTAGCCCAGCGCTGCACCAGCATCGTTTATGCTGACACCGGCACGGCAGTTTCGGGTGTCCCCCATGTTATTGGGATTGCTGACGCGCTTCGGGCTGACCATCTTGAATTGTGTGCGGAAGAGCCGCGTTGAATCACTGTCCCAGGTGGGCTGCAAGCACAACTCACCGTTGAATGCATGCGTCGCGACCCCCTCACGGATCATCATCGTAAACGTTCGTTTGCGCTCGGCATCAATCCCGCAAAAGTCATCTTCAGCATACTCATACCAGGCGGCTTCCACCTCCCTGGCAAACGCGCGGCTCTCCTCTTCTTTAATGCCGAGATAACGCCAGCTCGGGCAGTAACTCAGTCTGAAAAATGACCCGACGATGTGATCCTGGTGAAGTTGCACGGCGTTTGCTGCGTAGCCGTTATTTCGTACAAGATCGTCAGCACGGGCATTTCCACGTGAGAAATTAGGCAGGAGCGCCGCATCAGCACTTTCGATGGGCGGATTCCAGGATCGCAACTGGCCGCCAAAGCCGCCGCCACCGCCGTGATATCCGGCATATTCGCGCAGGGATGTTTTACCGTCCGGCCCCACTAATGCTGGTAATTTCATACGTAAAACCCTGCCGGTCCCCGGCGCCGTGAAGTGGAGCCAACCTGAGATTCAAGGTCAGCAATGTATTTTTTCAGCTCGCTGACTGAGGTAGCAGTAAATTCCACCCTTCGGCCATCTTTCTGTACCGTTGCCACCCGTTTACCCATCATGAGGTCATGTAATGCAGCGCGTGCTGCCTCCAGGTCAGCCTGTGTCGCCATTATTCTTCTCCGGATAATGCCCGGGCGTAATCCGCCAGGGTTTTGTGATTTTTACGCCCGCTGTCTTCCTCCAGCAGACTTGCCAGAAGAGAATCAAGATTAAGCTGCCATCGCGAAATGCTGATCCGCAGGGCTGCAAGTGCGTAGACAAAGCAGTCGAGCGCCTCATTTCGTCGCTTTTTGCTGTCCCAGACGATCTTTTTCTTACCGTCCACCCACTTCTCGACCTGCTCCTCAGCTGTCAGCTGCTGGGCTTCAGCTAAATCATAGATTTCAGGGTTATCAGGGAAATGCACTGCCCCGGCGAGGGATTCACCGGCCTCTGGCACGAGGGTGAAACGGTTATAGATTTGCTCTTTTGCCGTATCGGTTCCCACTTCCGTGAGATAAACACCGTTTTTGTTGCGTTTGCGCGGCATGCTGGCAACGGGTTTACCGTAGACAGATGCCCCTTTAATGGGTATCAGGCGGAACAGGCCATGCTTTTTCGAGCGGTTGTAAACGATGGTCGGGTCGATACCGCCGATATCCCAGCAGATGCGTGAAACCGACATTTCCACCCCATTTTCTCGGGTGTATGTCCGGTTGATAGCCTCATCAACCCTGAGCAGAGTGGCTTCATCGTCATGACGGCCCATGATGATCTGCCTGTCGATAAGCCAGCTTTCTTCGCCCGGCCCCCAGCCCCAGACCCGCATTTCATAACGGTCAAGCTGTGAATCGATACCTGCTGTCAGGTAGGCCACCCGCTCCGGTACCGCGGCGCCAAAGTGCTCCTTACGTTCGGCCATTACGTCAGCATCGGGACGGTCGCCAATTTTCGGCTCCCATGTCTCACCAAGCGTGGTGTTCACGAAAGTCTTACGCTTGCCGGTGTCCCCTTTGGTCTTGATCCAGTCTTTGACGATTTGCACCCAGGTCGTGAAGGGACTGTAGGCGGTCCAGATATGAAAAGTGACGCTGTCAGGTGGATCAATTTCGGTACCGGATGATGAAAACCAGCACAGGCCGTCCCGCGTCCAGATCCCCGTCTCCCCGCAAAGGTAACGGGCCTGCGCAAAATCGAGCTCCTGCTGCTTAATCACACAGGCGTTATGCTCGCAAAGGTAAAACACACTCGCAGGCTCACCCGGCGTCCACTTGAAGCCAAACGGCGTCTCTTTATCGCCGAATTTCAGGTACTGCTCTTCCCCGCAATGCGGGCAGGGAACGTGGAACCGCAAAAAATGCTGCGACTCTTTCGCGGCACGCTCAATCTGGCAGGTGCCCCTGACTTTTGGCGTGGATCCGCGGATGGACTTGGG